GACGCTGATCTGAAACACGCCGGTGTAGACCCGGTCCGTGCCTTCCAGCGTTTGGGTGTCGGTACCAGCGGGCAACGTGAAGGCGCGCAGATAGGTCTCGTCGTCACCGGGTTCGAATGCCACGCCCTGATAAGCGATCCGCAAGCCTCGTGGCGCCGCCCAAGTTGCAAGCTGCTGCTCGTAGATGCGACGGATGATCTGATGGCTCATTTGACGGCCTCAGTGATCAGTTGCGGCGACTGGAAAGGCAGGGACTGCCTCGTGTGGCATTTCGGGCAGCAGTGCAGGTAAAGCGGAGGGCTAGTCATGTAAGCAGGTGAATTAGGCTCTCGCTCAAGTCTTTCGCCGCATTTGCACAACGCGTAGCGCCAAAAGGTCCTTACCTCAACGTCTTCGTACTTCATACCTGGTTGTTCCTGATGGCCTCCAGCACTATCTGCTGGAAGCGCGCGACGGTGATGCGGACCATGCCGCCGGGGGCCTGCTGGGAATGGCCAAACTCAAGCGGGATCGCATATGGCAGTGAGTTGGTGATGTAGGCCGTGTCGCCCGCCTTGAACTCGATCGCTCCGTCGACTATCCGCGCATTGGACTTGCGCCCGCTCGGGTCGACCTCCTCCGTCGTGGTGTTGTCTGTCGATCCGATGCTGAACATCCAGTTGCCACGAAAGCGCCCGCCGACGTAGTCCTTTCCGGAAACGAGACCGTTCACATTGAAGTTCTGCACCCGCTCGGCCTTTGTGAGCGGCTTGGCGTACTTCACGCCGCGCTTCAGGTTGCCGTTGCGTGTGAAGTTGCTCGGCGTCAGCGAGGTGATGACGTTGCGCACTTCGACATGCGCGTCGTAGGCATCAGCCTCGGCCCTGTTCTTTGCCCGATGCGCCACGTTGGCGGCCCAGATCTCGGGGTTGCCCACGGGCGACATGCGGATAACGCTGCTGCCCAGCTCAATGACGATTTCACGCAACGTCGCGTCGATAGCCTGCTGAGCCTGATCGGCAAAGGCCTGGATCTGTGCAGCGAAGCCGCCGCTCAGTCCTGAATATTTGGAAGCCATATTACTTCCTCAGTTGAACAGTCCATGTTGAGGCAGCAGGATCCTGGCTCACATTCAGTACGCGCTTTCCGGCCACTGTGTCGCCAATCTTCGGCTCTGCCGAGGTGCTTGTTGGCAGGCCAGCAACAGAGACGAACAACTCGTTCTGGAGGATCAACAGCTTCACGTCCGTGGTCTGGATCAGCGATCCGTCGATTTCCTTCGCTAGGTAGCTGCCGAAGACGCCGCGCCCGGTGTAGATGACGGTTCCCCCAGTTGTAGTCCCGGTAGAGGGATCGTAAACCGGGCTGGACTTACGCGAGCCTTCGACAGGCTTCACTGCATCGCCAAGTCCGTCCGGATCATCAAATGCTTCGGCAAGTTCGGCCTGAATCTCTTCGCGCATTCCCATGGCTACACCCGTTTGAGCATGATCGTGCCCGAGCGCTTGACCCACGGCGCCAATAGCGCGAGGGCGAAGTTCTCGCCGGCGGAAAGGTCTGTCGAGCCTTCCGCGTAGGTCTTGCTGACGGAGGTGCCCGACTGAGCCGATACCGTCTTGCTCAGCACTTCCTTCTGGGTCGTTTTGTACAAGTTGCCCGCGGCCGCTTCCTTCGCAACCTGAGCGCCTGCAAGCTTGATGGCGTCAGGGGTCGGATCGGCAACGGGTCTATTAATCTTGGCAGTGAGCCAGGCATTCGCCATCGCCACAGCGAGGACCGCATCACCGGTGCCCGCCCAGTCAGGACCCAACTGAGCATCGACATCGGCCACGGTGATGAGATCGGTCATGTGCTTGTCCTTATTCCTTCGGCACCAAGGCCTGCAGGTCTTCTTTCTTGGCCGAGGCATCGAACGCGATGTTCTTGGCGGTCAGCCAGGCCTTGAGGTCATCGACCTTCATTTTCAGCGGGTCGGTTTCAGTGTCGCTGTCAGCCTTGGGCTTTTGCGCGGCAATGGCTGCGTCGATCTCTTCGGCAGTGCTGCGCGAGGCGTAGCCCGCCGGCGGGTAGTTGCCCGCCTGGTAGCCAGCCTCAACGTATTCAGCTACCGTCGGGCCATCGGTACGTAGTCCGTTTTCATCGGCGCCGGTGACCTTGATGCCTGCTCGCTTGTAGGCCTCGATGATGTTGGGGTTGTCGCCCTGCACGAAAACATCGGTTGCCGCGCTGATCACCCCGAAGAATTCACTGAGCAGTCGATAGCACACACCAGGCTCGGTGCCCGGCTTGTCGGTGTAGATCACTTTCATGATTCGCTCCCTTGCAACGGAGCGCCCGTAGACGCCCCGTCACAGCTGGATTACGGGGTGGTGGTGCCGCTGATCACGGCAGCGAACGGAACCTGCTTGCGGTCGAACACGCGCTCCCAGTTCGCAGCGCTCGCGTACTGCGCAGCCGTCGGGCTGAGGTTCTGGTTGTTGCTGCCTTTCCAGCTGAAACCAGCAGGCTGCAGGATGAGCGTCTTACGCTCCCACAGGACTTCAGCACCGCCACCATTGCCGCCGCTTGGCTTGCGCTCCAGTTCGACCGGTACGGCTGGGGTGCCTTCACCGTAGCCGAACGCACCCTGGCCAAAGAACACCGACAGGTAGCGGCCAGCGCCGTAGACGAGGCTGTCGTCCATGAACACTGGCTTGCCCAGGTAGGTGGCCAAGATGATGCGGCCGTCAGAGTCGCGCAGGTATTCGATGAGGTCCTGCTTGACCATCTGGTTCATGACCACGGAGTGCACGCCAATCGCAGAGAACACGTCGGCAGCATCACCGGAGGTGAACGCGGCATCTTGGAACGCGCCAGCGCTGATGGTCGCACCCGCATCGACGACCATGTCACCGGCATCGTTCGCGATGTTCGAGGCAATCACGCCGCGAGCCGCGCCGAGCAAGTAACGCTGCCAGCGGCGAGTCCAGTAGGCGCCGAAGCGGTTGCGGATGTGCTGCATCGGCTCGGTGTTGGCCAGCTCAGACGTCAGGTCAGCAACGCCATAGCCTTTGTTCAGGTACAGCGTGCGCGCACGCATGGTGCCCTGCTCTGCCTTGCCGACTTCGCCCAGGTCATCCGGGTTGTCGTTGGAGATGTTGGGCTCTTCGTCAGCGTCCAGATCCTGCCAGTAGCTGATTTCCGAGGTGCCCTGGCCGTTCTGCGCGATGGCGTCCAGTTCAGGCGATTTGACGATGATCCCGGATTCGAAGACGGCAGTCTTTTCCGGGGAGTTGACCGGCGCGATAGTGCCGTAATAGTCGGCGACAAAGATGTCCGCCAGTTGGGTCGTTGGCATGGTTTAGGTTCCTTTGGTGGCCAAGAGTTTTTTGAACGCATCGGGGTTGTCGCGGGCCAGCGCAGCGCGCTCGGACTCCGTGTATTCGCCCCATTTCTTCGTGGCCTTGCCACCGTTGTCGCCGGTCTGACCGGCACCCTGAGCCCTTGGCCAGAGGTGTGTTGCTGATTCACGCAGCGATTCCGCCCATTCGAGCGGGGACAGAGGCGTCTTGCCGTCCTTGCCGTAGATGACCTCGCCATCACGGTCGGTGGCGATCGCCTCGCCGTCGTCACTGAGTTTGAAGGTGCCCTTGGCGCGCAGGATGATGTCCTCGGCAGCCTCAGGCAGCGCGCCAGCCTTGATGGCGGCAGCGCGAATGGAGTCGGCCAGCACCTTGTCACTGTACTTCGCAGCGAAGGCTTCAGCTTTGTCAGCGCGAGCCTTCTCGGCGGCCAGTTGCTTGTCGTAGTCGCCACGCAGACGCTCGGTGCGGCGGGTGATGACTTCGTCGAGCTTGCCCTCGGCAATCAGCTTGGTCTCTTCGTCCTGGCCGACCTTGGCGAGCAGGCCTTTCACTGCATTGATGTCCAGGCCTTCGAACTGGGTTTTGAAACTGTCCAGTTCGGTGGTGGAGGTCTTGAGCTTGCCAAGCAGCTCGGAGTTCTTGTTCTTGAGCCCGGCGGTAGCGGCTTCAACAGCTGCTGCGATAGCGTCCTTTACGGCCTGATCTTCAAGATCAATCTGGTTTTCGTCTGCCACTTGGTACACCCCTTGGGTTTGATTTCCCGCTTTGCGGGCATAAAAAAACCCCGGCATGGCCGAGGTCTGATGTTCTCTGTAAATCTTTTATCTGCGAGCGATTCGCTCAGTATCGGGAACTGTTTGATTCACCCGCTTCAACATAGGCATGAGATTGCCGTGCAACGGAGACTTACCGACCTTTCGGCCAGCGAGCTGAGCGCTTATCAGGGCACCAGGGCCGTTGTAGATCTCGTCGAAGGTGCCGTCTCGGTTCAATTTAATGCCGAGGTAGTAGTCTGGAACATGATGAGCCGGAAACGTCAAAGTTGTGCCAAACGTCGCCTTGATCTGCACATTACGACCATTGTCGTCTATCGCGTCGTGGTGTCTGGTCAAGCCCTCATTCAAAACGAGCTTGTATGCGAGACTGGCGACAACTTCACCGATGTCACCCACAAGACGACCATCTAGCGTAAACGGCTTTCCGGGATATGCCTCCTGCAGCATGCCAACCGCAGAGAAAAGGCCCTCTAAGGCTTTCTTGATCTTGTCCTGCACCTGAGCGTCCATACCGGAACATCCTCCTAAAAGGGGGATGCTTCCATCCGGAGGCGAGAATGGCAAGTCAGCAATCACAAGACCAGCTTCAACCCGCGCATCATCAGGTAATCAGCAAACTGCGTTCGGCTCGCCACCCACAAGGGTGGGTCCGTCATCGATTTTTCAGTGCCGCGTGAAAGCGGGATCATTTTCCGACCATCGTAGCCATGGGTAGGCTCACGAATCGTCAGGCCCTGATCGGATGCATACATTTCAATGGCGAGCATCACTTGCCCGTGCCGTATACCGTACGGGATCAAAGTTTTGCTCAGGAATTCGTCGCGGATAACGATGTTCCTCCGGGGCCAAGCCATTGGCTGGCTGACCGAAGCCCGCTGCCCCTTCCATTGCATGCTCTCTATTGCGGCGCAGGCTCTGAGCAGATAACGCACCTGCTCATCTGTGCCTTCCGGGACTGGAAAGCGATAGTAGCTGCCATGGAACAACAGCGACTCAAGGTCTGCGTAGCTGTTCGCCGCTGGATTGGCTCCAGATCCGTGCTCAACGATGATCATGGCGCGCCCTTTGAGGTGGGCGGTCAGTTTACACCGGCACGCTTGAACATTTCCGGCTCGATCTCTTTCAGTTCTGCCAGGGTCAGCGGCTTGAATGATTTGTTGAGCTGCAACTTCGCGAACTTCTCAGGTGAAAGTCCCCCATTGCGGAACAGCTTTCCACGTACGGGGCCCAGCGCCGCATCCTGAAAGCTGGCTGGCTGAGTTGCCAACCAAGTGTAGTAAGTCAGTGAGGCGTCTACCTGCCCGCCTCCGTCATCACCGATCGACGCGCGCGTAGCGCCATCGGAGTAGAAGTCATCGAGCCTGGTCACCGCCGTCGTGGTCGATCGGCAGTTGATGTGCGCCGGCGGCAGCGGCCCCTTGCCGACTTTGAAGACCCGGCCGTCGAGGCCCTTGCACTGCTGCGAGGTCTTTCGATCCAGCGTCGATACCCAGCGGTAGCCTTGAACGACATCAGGGTTCGCCTTCAGCGTTTCCATCCGCGCGGTCGTGGCCACATGCTGGATCGCGGTCTGCACCACCGATGCCGCGTTGCGGTTGCTGATCGCCAGAACGCCGTCAGTGAAGTTCTGCGCAGCGGTACCGCGAACAGCCTGGATGATTTGCGCGTTCGTCTGGCCCTGGCCGAAGCCGAGCCTGATGGTGTTGGTGACTCGCATCGTCTCGGCGCGTGTCCAGCCACTGAGGAATGGCTTCAACAGTTTGCCGCCGTCAAGCCCGGTAACCTGCAGCGGATAGGAGAACACCGCCGCACGGATAACCGCGTTGCTCGGCACGACAGCATCAATCGAGAAAGCATGATTCAGACTGCTTGCCTCGAACGTTGACTCATAAAGCGCGATGTCCACCAGATCAGCTTGGACCACATCGGCATAGGCCTTGTAGATGTCGAGCAGCTTGCCGTCGACCCGCTTCAAGAACTCCTCCAGACGCTGACGGCTGTAGCTCGTCAGTTCCTTGCGAGTCAGTTGGTCGCGAACCACCGTGTCGATCTGGCGCAGGTATTTCTCGAATTTCTTGACCTCGCCAGCCTTAAGCCGCTCGATCATCACCGAGTGCCGGGTCGTCTGCTCCAGCAGTTGCGCGTCCTGTTCTGCCGCTACCGTCGCCATTTTCGCTATCCATGTTTATGCCAGCAGATTCGCGCTCGTCGCTGATCAGTTCCGACTCGTCTTCGTAGTCGCGTTCTGGCAGCTTGCCGGTGGTGAGGTACAGCCAGTACGTGTCGGCGCTTACGGTGCCTGCCATGACTGCCTTTTGCAGCTCTGCCAGAACCTGCGGATCGACAACCGGCGTTATGAACTCAGGCTTGACGGTAAACGTCACGTCGTCCGGGTTGTAACCGGTCCACTCAGCCGCATACCGCAGGCCTTGCTCGATCGCTTCTGCGACCGACATGACGATGCTGTGCAGCGTGGCGTGCTGATCGTTCTGGCGGGTCTTCCGGGCTTCCCCAGACTCGGTACCGCCGGTGGCGTCCATCACCTTGGCACCAGCTTCAAGCGCAGCGCTCTTCTGATCACTCATCGCCGTGCGAACCGCCTCGATCCCGGCGCCCTGAAACTCCAGATAGCCGCACGAACCGCTCGGCCCCAGATCCCAGGCCGCCGATGGGCCGGTTACGGTAAGCTCGACTTTCTCGTCCAGCCCGGCTACCCACGGCTGCGGGTGGCTGGTCTGGTGCAGCGCGGTGAAGTAGTCGGCACTCAGCTGGTAAGACTTCACGGCGGCACGCGCCATGGTCAGCAGTGGCACTTCGTCAACGTCCGGGGAGTTGTCGGTAGAGCCGCAGTAGATGACCGGCAGGTAACCCAAGCCGCGCACCAGCTGATCATTGTTGCCGATCGTGCCGAGTGGTCGCTCGTCCTCGATCAGCTCGCCACCCTCGTCGCGCACTGCGGTGTGGCAGACGTTGTCCACCATGTAGAACTCACGGTAGACCGTCACGCATTCGTGACTGTATCGATCCTCGGACTTGCGCCGGAATTCGCGGAACACAGCCAGTACCAGGTCCTGCCGGCCGCCCTGATCAGCAGTGTCCCAGTTGATAGCGTTGCGCGTGGCATAGGTCGAGAAGTACGGCTTGCCGCTGTCGTCGACGTTCACCACCAGCGGGATGCGCCCGTGGGAAACGGTCTGGCGCACCATGCGCAAGAACAGCTGCTTGAGGTCGAAGCCGTCAGCAGTGGCGTTATCTTCCAGATCCTTGAGCCCAGACGGGAGGCTGATCTCAGGGATGAGCCGGGAGACCAAGCCCATCATCGAGCGCAGAGAGTCCCGCACCCAGTGCTCGTACTGAGCCCGGTCGCGGTAGTTTCTGTAGAGGTAGGCGTTCCCTGCCGCATCGATCTTCTCCGCCTCAACCATGCCAGATGGCTTGGGCAGATACTTCGCGCTGCGATTGATCGCACATTCGCCTTCGAGCGCGTCGTCCATCATCTGCCACTCAGGCAGGTGTACGTCGTACTCGGGATTTGTCGATTGAACAGGCATCAGGCAAGGCCTCCTATACGGCGGACGCCGCCCGTGCGCTTGCGTCTACTCATTGAAACAGCGAAATAGCGGAACCCAT